GTGTCCGCCCAATGCGGATATGGAATATCTGTAACCGTCAGAGGACGGGAACCAAAGCAAAAACACACGCTAAATAAAAGCATTACAATTCATATAGCTGGCGATGGGCGGTATGGCAACTGCGTAGCTGAATGTTTGACATTACATAAAGACGAGTACCTGATAGCGAAGCCAAGCGGTAAATTTGAAATAGCCGGTCCAGCCGAATTTCAGGCGAAATACATCGTAATAGACCAGTACAAAGGTGGCGATGAGTAATGACGATAACAGAAGAACACATGTTTACGTGGCTGACCGGGGAGAATTCGATACCAGGATTACATTAGGCTGCCACCGTGAAAAAAAAATAAAGATACTAAAAGATTTGGGATATGAGGTTACGCCAACGGATTATGGCGACCCGTATATCATCAGTTGGAAATAGAAAGGAGCATATAGCATGGGATATGCTGCACGAGCAAAGAAACGATTCAACAAACAACCGCATCCGTTACTAGGCGGCGGAATTGAAAGTGATGTATATCGGGGACTGAAAGGCCGGCATAGTATTCGCTCGCTGGAAGAGCAGGAGCAATTCAAGAAATATCTGGCTACGATAAAAGACCAGATAACGGAGCAGGCCCTGGATTATATGATCGTAATCGTTATGAATGCCTTACACGATGAATTCGGATTCGGGGTCAAGCGGTGCCAGCAGGCGTTCGATAAAATCAATCGGATAGCGTCGTGTGTCAACGTAACAGTTTCGTGGGACGAACTGACGCGGTTCATGGCTTGTGACTTCGACGAACGAAAATACGAAAAACTATACGGCCCGCGATCTCAATATGATGTGGAAGAGGCTGATAAGAAGATGCGCCGCATCATACGACTGGTAGCAACGGACGATTTATATCAGCGGCTGGATGCGGTCGCTGAACAAAAAGGCATGACGGTCAATCAGCTTGCAATTAAAGCGTTGGCCAATGTCGCGGCGGGAGAGTGGACGTTATGAACTACTACAAACCAGGTGAGTGTGTTACGCATCAGATGACGCCGGAAGAAGCCGAAACGGAACGCAAAAAACAGGAAGCCCTACGCCGCCGGTATCCATGGCGATACAAAGGAACTTATGCCAATCACGACTGCAACGATTACTGCATCGAGCAGAAATACCTGAGTGCTACGGGGAAACGGAGGAAATCGAAATGAGTCAGCGGAAAACGTATTATGTCATTACAGATATGTTCGGCCGGACGGTTGCCATAGCTAACAAACTGAAAAAAACATCGGCTTATGTGAATAGTCGTCAGTATGGTCCTGATATAACTATCGTCCGGTATACCTGCGATGCGACAGACGGGGCGGTAGTTCATAGGGAGGTGCTGCTTGATGAGTAAATCGTGTATCTTCTGTGGCGCACCGGCTATGCCCAATAGCAATCTGTGCCAGTCGTGCGAAAACGAAATAGCAAGGAGAATCTGGAATCCTATACCAGGCAGGTGTCCAGTGTGCGGCGCACGTGTCCGTGGAAGACGCAAATATTGCGGCCCAGTATGTTATCATATTGAAAGCAACATCAAACAAAAGGAAGCGTACTACCGGAACGGCAAACAGAACAAGCGGAGGGCGTCTGCTTCCCGGTTGGACAGGCATATTCAAAGAGCCAGGGAGTTAGGTATTTCCTATGGTATGTATATGGCCAAATTAAGGAGTGACGGCATATGACGCTAATGATACTCGTGCTGATTGCCGGCGCACTGTTTGCTATCTGGTCGTTTGCTACATTATGGCTGGTATTTACCATTCGTGATTTTATGAGACACAGGGGGTGACAGTATGACAGAACCAGTCCATCATCCGGACCATTATACATGGCGCGGCGAAGAATGCTTGACGATTATTAGCGCTATGACCGATGGGTCTGATGGTTACGAAGGATATTGTATCGGCAATATCATTAAGTATCTGTACCGGTATCCGCGGAAAGGCGACATGGTACAAGACCTGGAAAAAGCAAGAGAATATATGGATATGCTCATCCGGTATTTCAAGGGGGACGATGAATGACAGCTACAGAGTATCTGGAATCCATCCGCCGGCTGGATGTGCGGCTCCGGATGAAGGAAAAGGAACGCGCTTGTGTCGAACAAGACATATGCTCCATCCAGGCTATCGACTATAGCAAGGACCACGTCAGTGGAACACATACCGCTGATATTGCTGATAAGATTGCACGGCTCGATGATATCATAGCCGAAATCGAGCGGGAGTGGGACGAACTCATTAACCGGCGCGCAGCAGCAAGGCGGCTGATACGGACCATGCCGGATGGTATCGGACAGGACCTGTTGATTGCCGTCTACGTCCGTGGCCGGGATATCCACGAGGTGGCAGACGATATGCATGTGTCCCGGTCCCAGTTCTACCGTATGCGTATGGCGGCTATCCAGGAGTTCGCTCCATATTATCATAAGTTGGGACGAATTGGGACTCCATGAGACACAGAAACGTAGTATAATATAAACTAGGAAAAGATGAAAAATGAATAGCCTCCGTTTTTCTCTACCTATAAGGACATCCAATCGGGTGTCCTTTTTTATATCCAGTGCAGGGAGGTGATGACCATGGCAATGCCCCGGAAAGAATTCGATAAGGAACAGTTCGAGAAGCTCTGTCAGATGTTCTGCACGGAAAAAGAAATCTGTTCGTGGTTCGGAACCAGTGACAAGACGCTAAGCAACTGGTGCAAGCGTACATACGGAAAAACATTCTCCGAAACTTACAAAGAAAAACGGGAAGGCGGGAAGGCCAGCCTCAGGCGTATACAGCTCCACCTGGCGGAAAAATCGGCGGCTATGGCCATTTTCCTCGGCAAGAATTATCTGGGTCAGTCGGATGCCGACACACACAAACAGGCGGTCGATAAGGCCAACCTGGAACTGCGTAAGCGGGAAGTCGAGGCGAAGGAGTTCTAATGGCACAGTCATGGGCGGTACAATTCTATAAATCGGAAGCGTGGCGCGCGTTGCGCCGGGCTCTCATCCAGGAGCGCGGGACAGTATGTCCTGTCTGCCATAAGGACTATCTGTTCGATACCTCGAAGCTCATCGCGCATCATATCAAGGAACTGACACCGGACACGGTACACGATGCGTCTATCGCCCTTAACCCTGATAACGTCGAGCTTATCTGCTTCGACTGCCACA